TGATAGGAACGGCTACGTGCGGCCACGATGTCAGGCGTGACGGCGTTCTCTTTTTCGATGTCTTCGATGGTTATTTCGCTCATGCTTCTTTTTTGGTTATTTGACCCAACGACGGGCTAGTTTCTCAAATTGCGGACCTTTCGGGATGACGAGGGGAAAACCTTCGCGCTCAATCTTGATGGCGGGATTCGCAGCTTTCCAAAGGTCTTTCAGCTCTAGGTAATTGGCCACCCATGCTTTGACCCATGCAAACATGGCAGGCATCCAGATGGCGTCAAATCGTTCAGCGATCCTTCCACCGTTGCGTCTGCCTGTGGCGTTGCGGATCGTATCTGGCATGTCTGAGAGCATTTTCGCGGCACGCTCCTCCTCGTCGGTCACGGCACGCATTCCGATTGCGAATTTGCCGTCGGCGAAGGACTTGATATGAGCAATGGCACAGTAAACGTGGAGCAGTTCCAGATCGTCGGCAATGCTTTGCCAATCGTCTTCAGTCCTTGCGCTGATCATTCGTGCCGGCAGGGCTGCGGCCTCGGTCATGTCCTGCGATGGATCGCGCCAAACCTTGGCGAGCGACAAGGGGCCAACGGTCTTGTTGTCGAGGTGATAACTGATCGTCCCCGGCTCGTCGGGATCGTAGGTCACGCCCTTAGAATAGACGTTAGAGACGCCTGGAGTTCCAGGTTCAAGCTCGACGCCAGCAGTGACACAAGCCGCGAAGAAGCGCGGACATTGCGTTGGGATGATATTAACTCCCGCCCCTTTTAGTTCGCTCATCCTCAGGTGATATCAGGATGCTTGGTAAAGTTCACCGTGGCCGTTGCCAGAGCGCCTCGCGATTGACTGATCTCGATGTCGTCCATGTAAAAACCGCCCGTGGTGATACCGTAGCCAGACACGGAATTTGCGATGACTTCAGCGGTTCCGAAAGCGACTCCAAGCACGCCGGTAAGAGCGGCAGTATTGACCTCACCGGTAATGGTGCAGGTCGTTGCAGTCAGGAAGTTGTAGACGAAACCCGTGGGCGATCCGCCTTTGTCTTCGATGAAAATCTTTTCATTGGTCCAGCCTTGGCGAAAGTCGGAAATGTTGATGGCGGTTTCGGCGCTAGCTACGCCTTTTACGAAGTTGGTTGCAGATACAAAGGTGGGAGTTGGCATGGCTCAGATGGGTTGAATGGTGGCGACAAGAGAATAGGTGACGATGCGGTCGTTTTCGTTCTCGACCGTGCGAGGTGCGCCGATCATTTCGACGGCTTGGCCTCGCGGCATGGAAAAGGATTTGGCAGAGTAAGCGGAAACCGTCTGCTTGGCAGAGTCGGCATTGCCGATCATCTCGCGCATGAGTTCGCGCTGTTGTGCATCAAGATTGCGCGTCTCGATGTCGATGGAGACGGGGAAGATGTTCGTTCCGATTGGATCCTCGGCTCCGGTCTCGGCTTTGATACCGATGGACGTTCCAACGCGCTCCTCAGGCTTGCTGGAAGTAGCGATGACAATACCAGGGAATGCATCACGGAAAACCCGTGCGATGCTATCCTCGACTCGCTCTGCGAGGTCTGGCGTGGTGTCAATCATTGGTCAGATTAATGGTTAGGATTCTTTCTCCTTCCGGCTCAATGCTGGTGATTCTGAATCGTTGGCCTCGGTAAAAAACTGGTGCGTCCTTGCTTGGGATGTTGCCTTTGTTGAGAATGGTTGCTTTTAGCGTTTCTTCTCGGTTGTCGATTCCAAACTCGCTTGCTTCAAAGGATGTTTCTTCGCGTTCGATGATCGCTTTTAGTTTGTTGCCGTCTATCTCGATGGGCTTTCCCTCAAAGGCAATCAAGTCGGACACTGCCGATTGATGGTCGAGGTCTGCATAGCTCATTTTAGGATGGCTTTGACTTTGGCGGTTAGGGCGGCGTCCAGACCTTCGGCAACGAATGCCGTGAGGTTTTTCCGCTCGTCCTCAATGACCGTCTCTTGGTCCTGCGTTCCGCTGAGCATTTCAACAATGTCAACGATGCGCTGGATGCGATTAACCCGATCCGCAGTCGCACCAGGGGAGGGAAGAGGCGGAACCTCCCCCGGTGCGTCATCGGCTTTCGCTTCTGAATTTACTGCGGGCATGGGGCGGGATTGTTAGCAAACAATCGAGTAGGTGAAGCTGGTCGCGATGTTGGAACCACCACCAGTTTCGACGGCCTGATTGACGGCGACATACTCACCGACATTTTGGCCAAGCTCGAAATCGACGTAGCCAGCGGCGAAACCGGTATCTCCGGTGATGACGTAGGTGGCAGTCGGATCGGTTTCAGCTGCCAGAGCGCCAGTCGCACCACTCTTGAGCGTGAGCGTCAGGAGCTTGGTGGCGACGAGGACCGTGTTGGCAGGCCAAGAAGCGCGAAGCTTCATGCCTTCGCGATGCGGTCCAGCGGGGCCGACGTAGATTTCGTCGGTATCGTTGTTCGCAGCGGCGGCGGGGAGGGCTTTAGTGACGGTCAAGAGAGCGTCAACCTTGTTTCGGCGATTCACTTTTTGTGACATGGTCGTAGGTAGTTGGGGTTGTCAGTTCAGTTTGAATCAGACCGACCTACTGTTGAGACTGACCCAAAATCCCGCCCATTTGCGTCCCGAGCCGGAATTACACCTCCAAACCATATGAGCGAACCAAAGAAAAAACGCAAAAGGCGAGCCGGTTGCCCCAATCTGTTTAGGGCATTTTCAAAAGCCCTTGAAGCCGCAGGAGTGGAGCTGGAAGAAATTTCCGCCTTGCAGCTTAAGGTCTTAGACAATTGGGGCAGACATTTTTTTGTGACCTACTACGACAATGGAGTCCGATGGGAAAAGACTCAAAAGGTCTACAACTTTGGAACCAAGGAATCGCTCAAGAAATTTGTGATTGATAAGGCCGGGGCCAGCTAGTGGACATTCCCAAAAAAATCCTCTTGCGTTTCGTTTTCGTTTTGTGGTGTCTCTCGCAATGTCTCGGGAGATTTCCAAACAATTCGCGCCGCAGGTCCGTTCCTTCGACCTGTCCCGCTCCTCGCTAAACGAGGACGAGCGCACTGTCGATGTCATCTTCTCGACCGAAACCGACGAAGTCGAGCGTTCCTGGGGCGTCGAAATTCTCGACCACGGCGCAAAGTCCGTTCGACTCAAGCGCCTAAACAATTCCGCGCCCTTGCTGCTCGATCACGATCCTCGCGAGCAAGTCGGAGTCATCGAGTCCGCACGCATCAACGGCAAGACCGGAGCCGCGACTGTCCGCTTTTCCCGCTCGGCAAAGGGCGAGGAAATCTTCCAGGACGTTAAGGACGGGATCCGCTCCAAAATCTCCGTTGGCTATCGCGTCCATGCCCTCGTCATGGAAAAGCGGGACAAAATGACCGGCAAAGAAACCTACCGCGTCATGGATTGGGAGCCTTTCGAGGTTTCCCTTGTCTCCATTCCGGCAGACGACAATGCCGGTGTCCGCGATGCCGCATCAATTTTTGGCCAACGCGCCGCTGAACTCTCAACCTCCATCACCATGGAAAACCAAGACCAAGACACCCAAGAACGCGCCGACAACGCAACGGCTCCCGCTGCGATCGCTCCGGCGGAAACCAAAAACGAAGTCCGCGCCGCCGCTGAGGTGGAACGGGAACTGAACAAGCTTCAAGTCGCCCAACTCGCGAAGGAAGAAGCGGCTCGCGCAATCGCCGAAGATCGCAAGCGTGCTGCCGAAATTACCGAATGCGGTAATGGATTCCGCCGCAACCAGGCTGAAATCACCAAGGCCATCGAAAGCGGCCTCTCGATTGACGACTACAAGCGCCAACTCCTCGATTCTATGAAAACCGAAAACCCCGCCTATTCCGCAGGTCGCGTGGAAGTCATCAGCGAGCCTATCAAGAAGGGCAGCCGCCAATACCTTCAAACCACCTGGGCCGAAAACGCCAAGCGCGCTCTCGGTCAACGCGGCCAGAACATCGTCATCCCTTCCTACGCTGAGTCTCGCGAGTTCTCGCGCAACTACATCGGTGGCGCCCAAACTCCCTTCCATCGCTCCATGACCGGAGCCGTCACTCTCGTTGACAAGCTCGCCATCGACGAAGGCATCGGCGCTCCGATTGTGGAGGAAGTCGTTTCGCTCTATCCTGAAATCGCAATCTTCCCGGTTGATACGATCAGCGGCGACACCGTGACGCTCTCGATCGAAACTGGCAATCCCTCCGTCGGATACCGGAATGCGAACGAAGGAACTAGCGCAAAGAAGGGCACGTTTGCCTCGCGCATTTTCCAGACCTCGATCATCGAGCAGTTCATTAACGTCGACATCCAAGGCGTCTTGAACGCTTCCAAGGATCCCGCCCGTGTCCTCACCGCCGAAGCTCGCAGCGTGACTAAGGCTGTCCTTAGCCATATCGCCTTCCAACAATGGTATGCTGGCACGACTCAAGCCTCTACTGACGCCAAGGCCGCTCCCGGCTTCCTCGCTCAGTCCAACAGCGCCGCGACTCACGTTGTTGACGCTACCGGCTCCACGGCAAAGACTTCGGTCTGGATCATGGAACTCGGCCAAGGCTCCTGCGACCATCTCTACGGCAACGACAACACTCTTCTCTTCGGTGAAGACTGGACCGAAGAGACCGCTGAAGACGCCAACGGCAACAGCCTCCGCGTCCTTCAAAACTGGATCTCAGGCCGCGTTGCTCCTCGCCTCGCGAACAAGAACTCGGCTCTGCGCATCAAGAACATCGCAACAGATTCTGGCAAGGGCCTCACCGATCTTCTCCTTGCGAAGGCATTCCGCCAAGCTCGCGAACTGGGCATGAACCCCAACGCGATCTTCGCAACGCCTCGCTCCATCGAGCAGCTCCAAGTCAGCCGCACCACCTACTCGCCCATCGGCGCTCCTGCTCCGATGCCCGAAGAGTATCAGGGCGTCCCGATCTATCAAACCATCAACCTCTCCAACGCGGAGACGGTCTGATTTAACCCATCCTGACAACCCCAACTATACAAGACCATGTCACAAAAAGTTAATCGCCGAAACAAGGTGGACGCTCTCCTGACCGTCACCAAAGCCCTTCCTGCCGCCGCTGCGAACAACGATACCGACGAAATCTACGTCGGCCCCGCTGGACCGCATC